TAAAGTGCACTTCGTAATATCGAAGGGGATATAAATTGTGTTTATATAATTTTCATTGTTATGTTGAAAAATAAATTTGGTTCAAATCCTCAAATTAGTCAAATTATTTTTATGGACGAACTTTTTTCTTATATAATTATAAAAAGAATTTCAACGAATAAAAATCATGAACGATTACTCTTTCGATGTCATGGAAATCATCGTCCGTATTTTGAAATATCTATTCGAAGGTCTCGTCGTCGCCACCGCCGCCTTCTTTTTCCCCGGCAAGAAACCGAAGGTGGAGGAGGTAATGTTCATTGGTTTCGTCGCCGCCGCCACCTTCAGTCTCCTTGATTTGTTTGCACCCTCCATCGGTGTTTCCGCACGCCAAGGAGCAGGTTTCGGTATGGGAGCAAACCTCGTCAACTTCCCTAACTAAATGGACATCCTCTGCCTCCCTTGGAACCTCGTTATGTCTGTCGTGTCCCCGTTGCCATGATTATATGGACCTTATGAATTTCCAATTTAACTCCTCACATATTTTTTTCCAAATTTGCTCCTGTTGATGCAATTTATCTCTACTCTTTAATAGGGGGAAATATTGGAGGAACTCCTTTTCATCGAGCAATTGGATAAATTTATGCAAAACATAACTGTAAGATAAAAAATTTTTCCGATTACTGGGACTATATTTCAAAAAAGGGACTTGTATCTCTTTGAACATATTTTTTAATTTTTCTTCCAATTCCGAATTTAAATGGGGGTTCGGAATTCCTGTTATTTTATTGAGTATATAAGGAATGTGCTCATAGTATTTGTTGATTTTATGTTTTTTCAATATTTCCCGTATTTTAGTCGTGGTCACATTCACTAAATTGTAGATACGTTGTTTATTCAACTCCAACATTATTTTATCGAAAACCTCTTCCGGAATATCGGTGGTCTCTTTCCCTTGAATTTGGTTCAACCATTCGGAGAAGTGATTGATTCTTTTGTAACTGAAATAGGATATTTCCTTGGGAGGATCTTTATAGGATGGCTTCTCATTGTCCGTTATAATATGCTCTATCGTGTAGCAATTCCGACAGCATATAATGCCCTCATTTACAAGGATGTCCTTCGTCGCCATATTGCAATACGAGCATAGATTAGTGTCTTCTTGGTAAATGTTGTTATTAATGTAGTTGGAGTCCGTTTTGCTCAAGTAGGCATCAAGAAGACGAGCCCGGTTATATTTTAATTTAGCCACTACCGATGTCGGGACACCATTGTCTGTTTTTTTCGCCGGCAATGATAAAGTACCTGAGGATCCTGATACCTGTTTCGTATCAGTTGATGTATTTTCATTCGACTCTGAAAAATATTGAGCGATGCTTTTTACAGACAAATTTGAAACCATATTAACATTCTCATCGGAGTTGTTTTCAACGAGGTCGTAGTAATTATAAAGAATGTCGCTGGTATTGGTGAAGTATTCTATTTCCCATCTATGGTTTTGTAAGTCGTCAATTTGCCCCTTGAGATGCGCCAATTTATCCCTGATTATGACAATTTCTTTAATTTCATGGTCTCGAATGACCTTTTTCGGGATGGCTTTTAAATCGGCGAGGGATTGGTCGAGGTCGGTGTATTCCTTCGTCAATTTGGTCAATCGTTGGGATGTGGTGTCAAAAGTTTTTATAATATGTTTATGACGCACATCAAGTGTCGCATTGGATATTTGGTAATTACATTGTCGTTTCGGATTATTCCTTTGTTTTTTCATGAACTAAAAAACACAAATATTACATTGGAATTTTTAAATGTGTTTTTAAATTCATTTTTTTTTCTAACTATATATTAAAACAAAATTAATTCAATATGGGAGGAGGATTAATGCAACTCGTTGCCTATGGCGCACAAGACATTTACTTGTCTGGTAATCCACAAATTACTTTTTTCAAAGTCGTCTATAGGCGCCATACCAACTTTTCTATGGAGTCCATTGAACAGACCTTTAATGGGACCGCCGACTTCGGTCGCAAAGTGACTTGCACCGTTTCCCGCAATGGAGACCTCATTAACCGCATGTATCTGCAAGTCGAACTCCCGGCAGTTACATTGGCTGACAACGCCGCTGCTGGTGGATACCTCGCCGGACTGGGTCATAAACTCGTGAAGTCCGTCGAAATCGAAATCGGTGGACAGCGTATCGACAAGCATTACGGCGATTGGCTCCACATTTGGAATGAGTTGACTCAAACCGAAGGTCATTGGGATGGTTATAGTCAGATGATTAACGGTAGCAGCGTCGTTACTGGTAGTGGTGTTAATTACAATATGAATGATACTAGCGCACGAACGGTGTATATTCCCCTCCAATTCTGGTTCTGCCGCAACCCGGGTCTAGCGTTGCCTCTCATCGCTCTGCAATATCATGAAGTTAAAATCAACATCGAATTCTCGTCTCGTGATGATGTTACTTACAATGTAAATGGCACTGATGGTTCTTTCTCCGCTCAATTATTCGTCGACTACATTTACCTCGACACTGATGAGCGCCGTCGGTTCGCCCAGGTGTCCCACGAATACCTCATCGAACAGCTACAATTCACAGGTGATGAAACCGCCAACAGTAAGATCAAACTCAACTTCAACCATCCCGTCAAGGAACTTATTTGGGTCGAGAAGGAAACTGAGGCGAAAATCGGCACTTATGTGTCCACCTACAATTCCGCTCAAATTTCCCTTAACAGCCATGAGCGCTTTTCCAAGAGGAAACCCATGTATTTCCAGTTGGTGCAACCCTATCAGCACCACGAGCGTGTCCCGGATGTCGGTCAATTTATCAATGTGTATTCCTTTGCCCTTAAGCCGGAGGAGCATCAACCATCCGGTACCTGCAACATGTCCCGTATCGACAATGCAACCCTCACCCTCGAAGGCATTAGCACCGGAACAAATGCCGGAACAAATGTGGTTAAGGTATTCGCTGTAAACTACAATGTGTTGCGAATCATGAGTGGTATGGGTGGTTTGGCTTACTCCAACTAAATCATTTACCACTTTTTTATAACACATAAATTTTCATTTTTATAATAATATATGTCAGTTTAAAAAATACAATGTCAATTTATATCTCATATATTATAAAAAAACACAGTATCAAATTGTGCTTCCTTTTCTTAATAATGATCTACGAACTAGGGACAAAGGTTAAATGCATGCATCTCAACAAACAAGGGGTTGTCGTTAGAAATAAGAACATATTTGGCATGAAAGTGACCCCCGCAATGCAAATTAAGTTTGAAGATGGCACGAATAAGGTGTATTTGGCGAATGAATGTGACCATTTAATCACCGTTAAAGATGAATAAGTGTCCCTTATAAATTATAGTAACCATGGATTAATAATGATACATATAGAATAGATAACATCTAGAATAGATAACATCTAGAATAGATAACATCTAGATTAACCCATTTACACATTCATCTTCTTTATTATTCTTTTTTATTATAATACAGTAAATACATACTACCGCATTATTTTCGTTGTTGTATTGAATATGTCTTCCACACTGTATACAAGTAATATGTTCATGATTGGTTCAATCGTGGCATTGTTTTGTTTATTCATCATTATGAATGTAGTTCGTATGAAATTTATAGGAAAGGCGTCCATTACGATGGTCAAAATGGACACAAAAATGGACACATCAGGTAAAATGGAGCAGTTTGAAACTAATGGTGCTCAATTCAAACTTGACTGTGAATCTGAACACAAAAATACACCATGTTGTGTTTTACGGGACATGAAAAAAAAACTAGGGATTGACTACTCTTTTAAGGACATTATTAAAAATGAATACATTGCCTATCATATTGACCCCGATACTAAAGAGGTATCCTATACAAAACTCGACGAAGATATTATACAAGACGATAAAAAGGTTCTTTTCGAGTTGGAAAAAGTATGCAATAACAACACATTAATAGATGACGTTGCGAATCCGATGGCGCAATATGACATCGATACCCATTCAAGAGTGGTCAATGCGTGGGTTAATGATATTGAAAAATTAAGAACCTATCTTGAGACAATATTGAATAGAAATAATGATGATTTCCGGAAAACGGCAGCACAATATGATAATTTAGTGGAAGAGGTCAAAAGTACAATCGAAGATACGGACACAACAAAAGCCAGCATTGAAACTAGTTCCGGTATCATTCAAAATTTGCAACAAATCGACAGCAGCTTGGCATTTCAAGACAAATTGGAAATTCTATCTGCGAATGTGGACCAATTGATGACTAAAGAGCATAATTTGAAAAATAATTACGAAACTGTCTTGATTAATATATCGAATGTGATCGGACATATACCGAGATTGTATAAGGAGATAATTAATCTTTACAATATATATCGACTTAGTGGTGAATATTTGAAATCGAAGTACCATGGGTCCGATGTTTCCAAAAAAAAAAAACTAATTGAGAGCAGAAATAAAGCGCATCTTATGATTCAAAATACACAAAAATACATTAAGGATACGGAGGTTATTCTATATGAAATTATGGAAAAAATGAATGGTTTTATATTTTGTAATCGTTTAAATACAGATGATGGTGTTCCCCCGACCAATCGCAAAATTAGTATCGAAGTAAGCATGCCGAGTGGGTCGCACAATAAAGCGACGATCAATTTCAATACGACGACACTGCAATTTGAATATGATATGCACCACAGTTCACGTCATGATAAATACAAAAAAATGTTCACATCCGATGTGAAGAATTTAAATGTTGATGTTTATGGGTTCGCACCGGAGTCGCATTTAGAGGCAGTCATTTCTTCAGAGTTGTATGCCAGTAAATCGGCGGATGTTATTGCGGATAATATATTCAAGGAGTTTGTCTATAAAACATTCAAATCAACGGATATATCGTCAACCGACAAATTAACTGAAATGGAAAATCATATTAGAGACATTTGTGTTACGAAAGCATTAGAGATGGGGAAGTAATAAAGTTGTTGAAACAACACCCAATATAAGGTGTGAAATATTGTCGGGTAAATGGAGAGGGGGGTGAGGGATATACCATGTTATATATTACTCAATATATATTTTTATGATAATACTATATTTGGATCTACAAAAAAAATTAGTTTATACCCCTTGATTTTATCGGGAAGTGCATTACTAAATCGAATGCATAGAAAAAAAATAAATACACAACGACAACAGTCGGGGTCGAACCGACGACCTCACGGTTAACAGCCGTGCGCTCTAACCAACTGAGCTATGCTGTCTAAACGTTGCGGAGGTTCTTTACGAATCTAAATGTCAAAATGTGCTTATCTTTA